TTACCTTTTTCTGGTTTTAATCGGCATCTTTGATGTAGAAATTCAGTTTCAGCCTCTCCATCAGGCATATCATTAAGATAAAACATCCATGCCAAGACCCTTTCCATAGATTCGAAACCACTATGTTCACAGTGCCAGCCATGAAATCCGCCATTCGGAGGACTTACTTGTAATTTCTGATATATAGAAATAACTTTTCCACTGTAATAAGCCCCCATATATTCGTCTGTATACTTTCTTAAAGAAATATCTAATGCTTCATTTATAATTCTTTGTTTTTTTGGATCATCATTTATATAAAGTGCCCAATCTTTTCTGTAATTTGCATGTCCATATGATTCAGGATCCTCTCTTACTGAGTCTCCACTACCATCAATTACTCTATCTGCAAAATTTACTAATAAATCACAAAATTTATTTGTTAGGGCATTTTTATATTGACCTATAAAATGTGGTGCATATATTCTTTGATTT